ATCTGAAATCGCATTGTACATATTCAGTGTAGTCTCTGCGATAGTGAATGCTTTGGAAATCGCAAACAGCGTTTTGTAAGTCTTGCTCTGCTCCTTGCCAAAAGCCTGTTGTATATCCGCGAGGCTTTGAAACATATTCGCGCTGCTGGATAAAATAAGCAGTGCGCGTGCCTGCTGAATCCGAGCAAGTTGAGTTGAATGCTGCTCTTCAATTTGCCGCTCTTTCTCATTCCACTTCGCATTTAAATCAGCACGTGCTTGGCGGTGTTGTTCCAAAAGAGCCTTCTGTTCTTCATACCATTTATTGAGATCATCTCTCTGCTGTTCAAGCATGCCTGCCTCACCTGATGAACCGCCCGTTCCAGCGAAGCCAGGAGCATCTGTAAATTTAGGAAGTAATTCAAGGGTTGCATTCTCTCTCTGTGCCGCGTGCAACTTTTCGAGGTCAGCAATGTTCGCACCAGCCGCCTTATATTTCTCCAGCTCCTTCTGCTGCTTCTGATCCAAAGCCTTCAGCTGTTTCTGATATCCATCTAAATGTATAAGCTCAAGAGAATTCTGCACCTCCTTATCAAGCGCCATTATTTTTTCAGCCTGATCGCTCCACTCAGCGAACTCACGGCTGCGCTTTCCTTTTAATTGGGCAAGATAACCTTGCTGAACTGTAAGCTCCCCCTGAAGCTCTTGCTTGCTACCCGAAGACAAAGAGGCATTCTTCATTGCTGCTTCTATTTTCCCAATTGTTTCACGCACGTCAGCTATTTCAAAAACTACAGCATCACCTGTCAATCCAGACAGAGCAACCGTCAATCTTGCCACCTCCTCAGTTTGAGCGCGCATCGCTGCCGCTGCATCTCTTTCAGCCTTCACTTTCTCTCTAGCTTTATCAACTATGTCCTGCTGCACCTTCATTATCTTTTCATATCCAGCCAGCTCTTCTTTAACTTCTGCTATGCGGATTTTGATATCTCTCTTCCCTCTGGTGAACATTGTAGAGTACAGCGGAGCAGTTTTGAGATCACCCCCTAATTTCGCAAGCTCTTCATTGGCTTCCCGTATTTGGTCTGGCAAAGTTTTCTTGAAATACTCACTCAGATCCTTATAAATAGAAAAGCCAGCGCCTCCTGCTGCGCCAAAAAGAGCGCCAAGTGGGCCACCAGCTTTCATGCCGATAGCAGCTCCAGCAATAATCTCCCAATACTCTTTAAATGCTTCAAAGGCTGGAGAGTTAACAAATGAGCGTACTGAATTGCCAACTCCTTTAATATACCCAGGCAAATCCTGAGAGAGAACCCCTTTGTTGACCTTCACCCACTCAGTCAGATCAGTTACAATCTTTTGGATATATGGCGCCAGCTCTAGAAGTCCGGCTGTCACCTGAGTCTTGATTATGAAGGCAAGCGCAGTCATCTGATCATTAGTCTTTTCCGCATTACGAATCAGACTCTCATCGATGACCAGCCCAAGCTCGCGAGCTTCAGCGCGCAACTCTGTATAGCTCTTAGCCAAGATGCTCATCATTTGACCAGAGCGTCCGAATGCTGCGACCGCAAGAGCGGCGCGGTCAGCATCGTCAGCGGTGTCGGCCATCGCGCCCATAATAATATTCAAGGCAGCATCTACTGATGGGGCTGCTTTGACCTGCGCCAGCAACACTTTATTAGTTTTGTCCAATATCGTATACAGACCGCCCGTGTCTGCTCGCAGCTCACCAACGCGCTTGCCAAAGCCCATTACACTTTTGTCAAGCTCCTGAATTGTCATCCCGGAAATCTGCGCGGCAAAACGCATCTCTTGTAATGAATCGGTTGTTACCCCGGCCGCATCTGCAGTTTTTCCAATAAGATCTGCAGCAGCAAAACTCGCCTTGGTCAGCGCGACCGCTCCAACAACGGCGGCAGCAGCCATGGCTGCTCCCCACTTGCCTATGGACACCATAGACTTCTTGAAATCATCACGCATCTTTTTCTGCTCGCGAGCAATTTGCTTGGCAGTCTTTTTATGGTGCCTTTCTGCTTTGTCGAGTGGCCCAGTGAAGCCCCCAACCTTCGCAATTAAATCAAGAGTCAAAGTGCCTAAATTTGCCATTTACCACTCCTTTTTTGCACGGTCAAGTGACCATTCCGGTGCTTCCTCGTGCGGCGTAAAATCATACATATCATATCCACCATTCTGACTATGGGCATTCGCATAAAGCGCCATCCACGATGCTATCGCAACTTCAACTCTTCGGCCTACACACAAGCTGCCTCGCTTGCTCCGGTATATGATCCAACTCATAACTTCGGCGTGCGACATATTGCGCTTCGCTTCAGCTATTGTTCGACCACCGACCCCATTCAAAACCAGCTCATGCCAGAACTCATCGAGGTCAGTTAGCTCTTGGGCTCCGGCTGCAATCCCCCCAGGCGATTGACCTCTGCGATCACAGTCAGCAACGCGATAGTCAACTGCCCATCAAGTGGGCCACGCTCAGGGTCAGCTTCCCCGGTAATGTCTTCTGGGGTAAAGACTGGCTTGCCTTCCGCATCGCAGATACAAGCAGCGATACGTCCAGCCACTGCATCCGAATGCTCATCCGAAAAAGCATTCAGCTCAGCAACAGTGCTGTGATAGCTGAGCAACCGGACATGGACGATAGCAGAATGTTCATCATCCTTCTTTTTCCATGTGATGGTTTTTTTGATGGGTGCGCCCGTGAACGCACCCATCTTAGTTAGCCCATCAATTGATAGTTCATCTACCATTATGTAGTCGCAACCCAGGTGGCTTCACCTGTACGCTGGACAGAGATTGTAGACTTGACAACCGTATTGATGCTGAAATCAAACGGAAAGTCCGCGATGTAACCGGCAAAATAATACATGGTTCGTGCCACTGCCGTCTCATCGAACAATCCATCAGAATCCACCGTTGGAGCAGCTGTCCCATCAGCCCAGCCTACACAGAAAGGGATAGACTCTACATCATCATCCAGGAACAGCGCATGCAAACGAGCGTGCGACGCATTCTCCGGATCAGGATTGATCTCAATCGTGGCTGCGCCTGGTGTACGCATACCGCGTAAAAACTCCTTGGCATCATCATCCAGAGCAGTCACTTCAATCTGATCAGACGGCATACCGCCGGGATTGAATCCTGTAACCTCTGTGATCGGAACAGCAAGGTCAGTGTCCGGATCAATAAAATAAACCTGCGTTCCCTTTGTTAATTTGGCTCCCATTATAATCTCCTTATTGAAAAAGCCACTCTATCTTTCAGTGAGAAATTCGACATCAAATGAATATCGAAAAATGTTATCATCCTCTTTACTCTCACCACGCCACGCGGTGATATATGCCTCAGGCTCAATTGCATCCCTCAGCGCTTCCGCTACATTGCGCGCAGTTGAACCTTTCTTCGCGTAAACATCTACTTGCACCAACCAACCATCTATGCTCGGAACTCCAGACAAGTAATTTTCAGGACTCCCGGAAACAGTCTGCCAGACGGCATACGGCATTTCAATTTCATCAGGTGCTTGACCAAACGGAAAGAACCGAACAGGGACTGTACCCAGCAAAGCCGTCACAGCTGAAACAACTTTTATAATATCGAAAATTGGTGGTTTCATTTATTTCCTTTCGCAGCTTTCTTCGCTGCGCTTTCAATTGAGCGTTTTGCCTGCCGTACAAACTCTGCCGTCGCAGCTTGCGTATTCTTTTCCAGCGCCGGGCGCATAAAGGGATGGGCTTGCATATTACGTGTACCAAACTCCAGCAAGCGCCAATACCATGTGTCTCCCCCAGGATTGCTCTTGCCCTTGCCAGCGAATTCACCCTGCCCAGACTTAGACTGAGCGCCACCAAGCAGTCCCACCCGAAACATCAAATCACCAGAGCGCTTAAACTTCTTTGGGCTCCATCTCACCGCGACATTCTCGCTAATCTGTTCCGCTGTCTTAGGATCATCCAACCGCTGAGCATTCGCCTTCACCGCGCCAGCAACCAAGTCGGCAGCTTTGCGTAAAGCTGCCCGACCACCCTTGTATTTGACTTCGTTACTCACAGCATCCATAATCTTGGTGAGAGCCTTTGCCCCTTCAATTGAACTCGCAACATCAAACATTTGATATCTCCGCGAGCATCAGAGTCATATATTCCAATCCACTGTCCATGTCAGGAAGGGGTGGCCCATCAATCTTATACAACCGCTCCCGAAACGACAAACGCTGATCTGAACTCACACCAGCGTGATACCGGATGACGGCGCGCGCGCTGGTCTGTTCCTGAGCAGTCCGAGCAGCGAGAATATCCTTTACGCTGTATGGCTCAAATGAACCCCAGACGGTATCAAGCTCTGTCCAAGTCTCAGTCATCTCCCCATCTGAGTCCTGCTCAGATGTTAGAGTCAAGAGCACCAGCCGATGTCTTAGTTTTCCTGCATCAAGCGGCATGCATCCCCTCCAATCGTTTCAGCGCTTCCGCGCGAACCTGTTCAGGAGTTATTAGCGCCATCGCTTCCTTACAGTGAGGGCAAGGATCATACCGCCCGCACGGACTCCCGTCAATATCAGAATAGAAATTTGCGTGCGAATCGTATCCAGTAATTTTAGGATCACAAAATCCACCAAACACCACCACAGCATCCGTTCCCATGCTCGCAGCGAGATGATGTGTGCCACCATCGATGGTTAAAACCAACGCAGCAAATTTTACCACCCCTGCCGATACTCGAA